CACAACTTGTGGCCCCGACTCATTACGCTCACCCAAAAACTCAACCTCCTCAGCCAACGAAATCGCAACCGCCTGGTCAATCGCAGACTGCTTAGTGGTGTGGCAACCAAACACCTCATCGGAGTCGATGGCCATGACAGCCCAACCCGAACAGTCAGCGTTCTCTTCAGTAATGTAATAAGGCATTATTCGCTCGTAATGTAAGTGCCGTTTATGTATATCTTCGACACGGTGGTGAGGTTGTAACCCGGCGCGCCCTGCTTCAACTGCTTTTCGACAATGGCCTTCGGGTTCGGCGTGGCCGCCACCAAAAAATGAAGGTCAAGTGTTTTCGTCAAACCCACAGTGTCCGCGTTCAAAATAATGTGGTTCTCGTCATCCGCCGGAATAGACGGATCACGCCAAACCCAACCCTGAAAATGGTTACCGCCATGAGCCGGCAGAAACGGCAAACTCAAAGCAAACTGACCTGTTCCAAAGTTCGTGACCGTGGTGCAAAGAACCTCAATGTAAAACGTCACCAACGAACCGTGTTTGACATAGTACGAGTTATAGCCCGGGGCAGTCGTGCCAGTGCCCGTAAAGGCCAACCCTGTCGCAGTGAAGTCTGACGTGTAACGCGCCTCAGCCGGCCACACAAAATCAGGTGCAACACTAACCGTGGCTGTTGCCGCGCCCGACGTCGTGACCGTAGCAGAAGCAGGAGGGATAACCTCAACAACCGCCGTCGAGGTCGTCACAGTCACAGTTGTCACGAGCGAGTGACCTCGGGCGAAACCGTGAAAAGTCCCTCAACCAAACGCGTCACAGTCGAACCGCTCACAAGCTCAAGATCATAAACGTATTGACCGCTAGGAGTCGCGTCAATCGCAGCCGTTTGCGTAGCCGTCAAAGCCACAACAATCGTCCCAGCCGTACCACCCAACGTGATACCAGTACCAGAAGTCAGGTTGACAATGGCCGAACCGCCGTCATAACCATCCCGTACTTGCATACGCGCCGAATACCCTGACAGGTTCACCGGTGTCCCGCCGGTCTGCCACGTCAACGTGTAATCAAACGACGCGCCTTGATAGCACTCCATGTTCAAACGTCCCGGTGACTGCATCATTTCACCTCGTCTGCGTAGGCGGCAGCGGGGTCAAGTGGGCTGACCTGCGCCACCGGTTGCAACTGAGAACTAGGCAGTCCCGTGTGGGCGATGGGGTCAAGGCCGACAGCAGCCAACGACTCCGCCGGATCATAACCAGACAACACCAGCACGTTAGCCATCCGCACCCGCTTCTCCTCCGCCGTCAACGACTGATCGGTAATCGTCACGTTAGCCAACGGTACACGCACCTGGTTGGCCGCCTCGTCCTCCACCGGCAACATATCTTCCATTCGTCGCACGTCATTTATCGTGAGATAACCTGCCTGTAGTCCCGTCGAATACGCGGCAGTTCGCGCCTGAATGTTCGCACGCAACAACGCATCCATGTTAAACTTCACATACGCGTTCTCACCACCAGGCGAACGCCTCATCAACGGCGAAATGGCAGACTCAATCTTTGCCACCATAGGCTGAATAGTCGAAGTCAAGAACGCCCGGTTGTTCTCCTCAACGCTTGCGTAGGCCATCGTTCCCGGTAAGCCCAAGAGGTGCGGTGGAATATTTAGTGCCCTGGCCACGTCCTCGACAGCGAAACGGCGGGTGTCAATCAGGCTCGACTGTTCCGGTGAAACCATCGTTGGCTTGAACTGTGCACCACCCGACAGCACGCCAGTGCGATTAGACCGCGACCAACCCGAGTGCCGCGAGTCAAACCCAGACCGCAAATTGTCAGCTTGTTCCTGCGTAAGGTTGCCGGGGAACTCGATAACGCCGGCAAGGTTAGTGCCCGACCCAAAGAACGTCGCCGCGAACTTCTCGAGAGCAAGCGCAAGACCAAAGTTTTCTTTCAACGCAGTCACGCGAGAAACACCACGCACCTGACCGGGACGCAACAGATCCGGGATGTAAAGAATCTCATCGCTGGTCAAGGGTTGTTCTTCGCCCACAACATTGAACACAAGTCGGCCAATGCCGTTGCGGACTATTGAAACGGTGGTGGGGTTAAGGACTACTAGGTTGACAACCTCGCCCCGTCGGTTCGAGTAGACGCGAATAAACGCATTGCCATCGAGAAGCAACGAACAAACTACAGAAGAATAAAAAGCCTGTCGGGGGAGGTCAACATCAGGCTGATCAACCCACGACGGCTTAGGCCGAAACGGAAAACGCGCCCCATCACGATTCACAAAACAATCAACCGGCAACGTCGAAACCAAATCGCTGATAAGACTCACACCGCTGAAAATCGCGTTGACCTGAAACACCGTGTCATTGTTCACAACAGTGCCAGCAAGGTTGTTCAACTCAACCATGTCGCCCGAAGCCCACATGGTTTGATACGAAATGTTGCGCTGCTCGAACAACCGGTTGAATAGCATTATTTACTCATTCCAAAAGCGAACCCGACAAGCACCAAACAAGCACCGCCAACAACCAACCCGGCAGGAAGAAAGATAAGCGACACCCCAGCCGTAATAACCACCAGCCCAAGAATCTGCGCGGCCATCGAAAAAATTTTCATAAACCTATCCAAAGAATTGAGGCACTGGTTCTAGTTTACCCGAACTGCACCTATCGAACGCGAGCATGATAGCAACGGCGAGGTCGATTTTGAGCCTTGGGTTTCTGTAGTCCTTGGTCAAACGGGAACCGCCCCGGCTGTCCATCTTCAAAATGCAGTTGTCAATATGCCGTTGAATTGCCCCATCGCCGTCATGGCGAATCTTCCCCGACATGATCCCCTCATAAAGTTTCGCTGTCGCTGGCACGAGACGATTCAAAGTTTGCGGATACTCCACAACCGGCAAACCTGCCTGTGCCCACTGATACGCCTCATCCTGCCAAAACGAAACATCCGCCACCAGCTCAACACAACCCGGATTCTCACGCACAAAATCCATCACCGTATTCACCACAAGTTGCTTATCCACCACCCACGAATCATCATCGGTCAACGAGCGTTCCCACGAGGCCACACGAAAAACCCGGTACACGTCATCCTCATGGCGCGGCTTAATCACAGCGACAACCGCAGTGCAGTCGTTCTTCCACGAACCGTCAAAGCCCAACACGTACTCGTCGCCCGGCTCGAGGCGCACGTCCTCCTCAACAAGGTTCTCCCACGCACCAGGCGGAAGCCACGCTTGCTTCACGTTCACCCATTGGTTCAAACGCTTAGTGCGAAACTCAGCCTCGGGAGTCGTCAGCACCGCGCTCGCAAAATCCTTCTCGGCCACGAGATCGTCAAACCCCGGATTAGCCAACCGCCACGCCTCCGGGTCATCATGCTTCAGACTTTCGGGGGCCTCCCACCACGCCATAAAAAACGACGGGTCAACCACCTCACCGCTAACCACACGTTTGCCATATTCGTAAAGCTGGTTCGCGACACTAGGGCCGCCAGTGATATCGGTCTTCAAACCCGCCGTGGTCACCGCGACCATTTGCGCCAACCCGCCACGGTTACCCATAGCCAAACTAAACACGTCATACAACGCACGATCACGATGCGCGTGCAACTCATCAAGAATCACCCGACTCGGGTTATAACCCTCTTTTGAATACGCCTCCGCCGACACAACCCGCAACACAGACTGAGACGCTGGCACATAAATAGAGTCTCGATAAATCTGAACCTCACGCGACAACTCAGACTGCTCCACCATGCGCTTAGCCTCACCGAACACAATGCGCGCCTGTTCCTTTTCCGCGGCAGCCACGATGACCTCGGCCCCCTGCACACCCTCGGCCAGCAAACTGTAAAGTGCAATTGCCGAACTGGCGACGGCGGACTTGCCTGATTTTCTCGGCATACCTATCAGCGCGGTTCTTGCAACGTAACCGCCAGACTCGTCGCGCGCATACAACTGCCGCAACAGTTCCTTCTGCCAATCACGCAAACGCAACGCATCACCAGCACGCCCCGCAATCCCATCCTTACCAATCGAACCAAACGCCTCAGCAAAAGCAATCGCCACATCACCATCACCTCGAGCAACCGACACCGGATCAACCGGGGTAAGAAAAGCAGGAGGCCAACTACTCACCAGGTTGCCGCTTCATCGCCATGATCTCCTCGAGCTTTGACTTCGCCCGAGCAGAGACAAGACCTAACCGTGTCCGATCGGCCGGCGTAAACCCAAGCAACGACAACCCAGACTGCACCGCCTTCTCAGTCTCCAACAAACTCATGTTCACCTTACGGTCAGCCGGGTCAGCCAACCACAACTCCCGCAACCCAGCCGCACGATCCAACTGGCGACAAACCTGCTCAACCAAATGCGCGTCAGTGCGAGACGACACCCACAACTCGCCAGCCTCATAAACGGTTTCCCACAAACTCAAACCAGCCGCACCCAAATCAGCCGGCGCAACCGCATCACCAAAAGGCACAGGAGGCGCAGACTCACTTAACGCAATCTTGTGCTGACCAGGATTACCCTGCAAAATTTTCAACTCGGCAGGTTTCGTAGGGTTCGGCATAACGTCCTCTCATCGCTTACGTTCCATCTTACGCAGGTCATGACCTAAAGGTTTGAACCTCCGGTGTGCAGAAAAGAAAGGCTGCGGGGTGAGGATGCGCGCTATTGCAGGAAAAAACCTACCCCCCGTTGATGCCGGGTAGGGGGTA